ATAATAAGAAATTCCAGAATATCTTATTGACAATTCTGCTTTTTAGAATTATGATAAGCCCGTAAACTTCAAGCGGCGGTGGCCGGGTTCTTCTCGCTGAAGCTGAGCCTGCATCCTCCGCAACAGCGACAGGCTGAACACTCCTGCTTTCTTTCTGCCCTGCCCGCCCTTGATTTTTACATCTTCCTGAAACAGTAACCTCCAAACAGTGTACGCAACACATCCCGGTTTAGCGCCAATAAAGAAGCCGTTTCGACCAGATGGGGAGCCGTTCCCTTTACAACGCGCACAGGCACAGCGCGTCTGGTATCGTCAAGGCTTTCTCCGGGGTGCGGTCTAACCCAGGCGGAGGTCTGTTTTTTTAATCCTATCATAATTAGCGGTACTAATCAAGTAAAAAGAGGAGGTGAGGGCGTGGCGCTGCACCAGAAAATCGCCTATTACCGCGAAAAGCGCGGCCTGACCCAGCGGGAGCTGGCAGAGAAGGCCGGGGTCTCGCAGGGAGCGATTGGTCAGTACGAAATTGGGCTGACAATGCCGCGGCTTAGCACTTTGCAGAGAATCGCGGTTGCGCTTAACACAACAGTGTCGGAGCTGTGCTCCCCCTAACCCTATCATACCCCACCAAGGAGGAAATCACCATGCCGGACACCGTCATGAACATCTACAAAACCGCCCGGGAGCTGGCAGGCATCACCCAGGAGCGTGCCGCCGCCGCGCTGCATCTCTCCGTGCGATCCTTGGCCGCCTATGAGACAGGCGAACGTATCCCCCATGACGACGTGGTCGTGCGCATGGTGGATCTGTACAACTTCCAGCAGCTGGCCGTGCAGCATATGCGCGCCAACAGCGAGCTGGCCCGCCGCATCATCCCCGACATCCGCAAGCGCAGCCTTGTTTCCGCCGCCGTGAGATTTTTCAACTCCATGAAGCGGCTGGAAGCCATCAACGGAGCGCAGCGGCTTTTGGAGATCGGCGAGGACAACCACATCGACGAGACTGAGTCGGAGGACTATGAGACCATCGCCGCAGAGATGCAGAACCTGATCCAAAGCGCGATGGAACTGATGAACGCTGAACAGGAGGAGGAATGATCATGTTGGAACTGTTTGGAGTGGCACTGGACGCCGTTGGTTTCGGCCTCGGTTTGCTGGCTCCCTTTGTCATCGCGTGGGCATGGGAGAAGCGGCGTGACTATCGGCGCAGCAGACGCCGCCGCGACGTAATTCGGGAAAGAGGGGTGGAGAATATATGACCATTGAAGAAATGCAGAGATGCGAACGTACCTTTTTGCTCCCTGTCGAAGTGGCAGAAGTTCTGGAGTGTGACCCGCAATGCATTCGCATTCTGGCTCGCACAGACCGAGAAAAACTGGGCTTCCCTGTTTGTGTAGTCGGTAAACGCACCAAAATCCCCCGCATTCCCTTTTTGAGATTTATGGGAGTGGAGGTGAGCGCGTGAAAAACTTTCTGTTTTCCGTGGCCTGCGGCGGAGTCGTGGGCACGGCGATTTTGGGCCTGTGTTACGCCGGTGAGCGGTTTTGCGAATGGCTGCAGGACAAGCTGGAGGAAAAGTAGGATGGCTAAGAAAAATCATATGCTGGCCAAGCTTGAATCCCAGATGGAGATTAAATACGCGATTATGTTTGATCGCAGGTCAGAGGTGCTGGCTCAGATGTTTATGGACGCAGCTATGCTCGCCGCCCATGATGTGTTTAAACTCGGCCCCGGAAGAGCAGCCAGATTTATGGAATCCGTGAAAGAGAACTTTCAGAACATGGAGCGCATGGCGCTGAAAGACGCTGACGACGGAGATCAGGAAATCTGGTACACCAGAGCAAAACTGGATGAGCAGTTGCTGGCCATCGTAGGCGAGAAAAACTTTAAACCCTTTGAGGTTCGGTACGGACATGAGAAAAACCCCTGACGGTTTGTGAGGAACCGTCAGGGGCGGAGAGATCACACGCCGCTTGCGCGGCACATGAAACCACCAGAATTATAACACATTCCCCTTGAACGGTGCAAGAGGGAATATTGGAAAGCGAGGTGAGGGTGCATGGATATGTTCCAGGGAAGAATGGACATTGCCGTGGCCCACGGGGCAGATGTGGCGATCTTCATCCACAATCTGGTCTATTGGGTGGAAAAGAACGCCGCAAACGGAAAGCATTTCCACGACGGGCGGTACTGGTCGTATAACAGCGTCAAGGCCCTGTGCGAGATGTATCCCCTTTGGAGCGCAAACCAGATCCGGCACATCATCAAGAAGGCCGAAAACGCCGGTCTGATCGTGACCGGGAACTATAACGCGAAGCCCATGGACAGAACCATGTGGTACTCGCCCAGCGACGAGGTGCTGATCCTGTATGGCCTTGAAAAATATACATTTGCCATTTGGGAAAAATCACAAATGGAAGTGGGAAAAAACACAAATGCATTTGGGAAAAATCCCACAGCAATACCAAGTATATACCAAGAAGATACCAGTAACCCCCCTAACCCCCCAGAGGGGGGCGGCGCGCAGTCTGTTGAAAAGCCAAAAGGCAAACGCAGCAGAAAGGCAAAGACTGTGCCGGAGTGGGAGCCGGAACGGTTTGAACGGTTCTGGCAGAAATACCCAAGGGACGAGGACAGGGCGAAAGCCGTGGAGCAGTGGGACCTGCTCCCGAAGGACAAAGAGCTAATGAAGCGGTTCGAGGGAGACGGGAAGAAGCTGCTGGACGAGATCGCGCTGGGGCTGCAGCGGCATCTGGCAAGCCCAGACTGGAAGCCAAATGGGGATGGCAGGCTGCCTGTGCCATACGCCTTCCGCTGGCTGCGGGATCGCCGATGGAACGAGAAGAACAAAAAAGCCCAGGCGCAGCGAATTCCCTCCCCCGTCCCGCGCAAGTACCACATCGAGATCGTGAACGGTGAGGAGGTGGCCGTATTTGACTAACTATCTGGACGCGGAAAACGCCGTTGTGGGTTCCATCCTCATTGACCCGCGGTGTCTGCCCGACGTCTCGCAGATCTTATCCCCGGAGGATTTCGGGGCGGAAGTGAACAAGGCCATTTACCGGGCGGCGCTGGAGCTGTCCGCCAAGGGACAGGCCGTTGACCCGGTGCTGATCCGCCGGGAGACGGAAAGGGCCGGCAACGCCGTGCCGGAGCAGTACATTCTGCAGCTGATGGACTCCACGCCCACGGCTGCCAACGCCAAGGAGTACGCCGAACTGGCCCGGGAGAACGCCATCCGACGGGGTGTGCTGGAACTGGCTACCCGCACCCAGACCGAGGCCAACGAGGGCGGCGACCCCCACGAACTGCTGGCGCAGCTGCTGACTGAAGCGGGCGCGCTGGAACGGGAGGGCACCAACAAAACCCTGCTCGGCCCAATGGAGCTGGCACTGCGCTGGTATGAACACCGGGACAGGGTGGACAGCGGAAAAAGCGCTGCCTTTGTGCCGACCGGGTATCGGGATCTTGACCTGATTTTGGGCGGGGGTCTGATCGCCAGCGGTATGCACGTGCTGGCCGCACGGCCCGGCATGGGCAAGACCACCTTCGCGCTGAACATCGCCGACCGGGCAGCCCGGCGGGTTGGGCCGGTGCTGTTTGTCAGTCTGGAGATGGACGACGAGCAGATCACCGCAAAGCGCCTTGCCCGGGAGTGCGGACTCCAGGGCAGCCGGCTGCTGATGAGCAGCGAGCTGACCGAGGAAGAAAACCAGAAGATGGCCGACGCCAGCGACAGGCTGATGATGCATCAGCTGTACGTCAACGCGAAGCCCTCCGCCACGGTGGCGGAGATCGCCGCCATGGCGCGGCAGGTGAACGGGCTGAAGCTCATCGTCATCGACTACATGGGCAAGATCGCATGGAAGAAGGAAAGCGGGAAATTCAGTCTGTACGAGGCCACCACCCAGAACTCCGCCGACGTGAAGACCCTGGCCCGGACCTTCAAAGTGCCGGTGCTGGTTCTGTGTCAGATCAACCGTGAGAGCGAGAAGCGCAGCGACAAGCGGCCAAATCTGGCCGATCTGCGTGATACGGGCGCCATCGAGCAGGACGCGGACACCGTGACCTTCCTGTACCGGCAGGACTATTACGGCAACCGGGCAGATCGTGACCCCTATATGCCGGAGGAGACGGAGTGCATTGTAGCAAAGAACCGCCACGCGGGGACCGGGGAGTGCAAGCTGCTGTTTTATCCCGCAACATCCAAATTCGTGACCGCTGGCTCTGACCCCAGAACAGGCGCGAGAAAGGCGCTGGAGACAGGGCAGTTATAAAGCAACGGGCCGTGAGGGGCCTTAAAAACCGCACAAGGAGAGAAATTTATGAAAACATTTGCCATCATCAACAGCAAGGGCGGGGTCGGGAAGACCACCACCGCCAAAAATCTGGCCTATCTGCTGGCCACCGAGCACGGGAAGGACGTGCTGCTCATCGACGCCGATCATCAGGGCAACGCCAGCACCGTGGGCAAGCAGACCGGACGGGACGGACTGGTCAGTGTGCTTCAGGGGAGCGACTTCCGGGGCGCTGTCGTGCGCACCGACGTGAAGGGCATCGACCTGCTGCCCGCCACGGAAGAATTGGAGGACATCACGCTGGAGTGTTTGACCGGGCAGCGCAAGCCCGACTTCATGGCGCTGCACCGCTTTTTGGACATCATGGCCGACGATTATGACGTGTGCGTCATTGACTGCCCGCCCAACTACTCCGTCAGCTGCTTAAACGCCATCGTGGCCGCCGACCGGATCATCATTCCCGCGGACACGTCGGCCTACTCCGCCGAGGGCATGGGCAGACTGGTCAAACAGATCGGCTCCATGCGCAGCGTGGGCATGGGTGTGGGCGTTTCCGGAATT